TTCTAATAAAACTTTACAGTCAAGACCAACTCAATTTTATTTACAAAGATTAAATACTCCAATAATAAAAATTTATCCAGCACCAGACAAAGCTTATACTTTAAGATATTATAGAATGAGAAAAATTATGGATATAACAGCTTCAACAGTTTCTGGTGTAGAACAAAATACCGATGTTCCTTTTAGAGCTTTTGAATGTATGTGTGCGGGACTTGCTTATTATCTTTCAAAAAAAAGAGTTAATATACAACAACCTCAAAGAGCTGAATTAAAATTAGATTATGAACAAGCATATGAAAGATTAATTGCAGGTGATGATACACCTTCTACCAGAATTTTACCAGCTACAACTAATAGGTTTTATAGTTAATGTCTAATAAACTAGCAGATAGAGGAAGACGACCTCATAGATCACCTCATAATAAATTTGCTGGTGGTAGATTTTCGAAAGCTATATCTGATCGAAGTGGATTAGCTTTTCCTTATGGAGAAATGGTTTTTGAGTGGAATGGTAGTTTTGTACATAATTCAGAATTTGAACAAAAACAACCACAATTAGATTTA